TGCCACTCAATGGTCATCAGGTTCATAGAACGACGCGCAGTGCGCAAATCGTAGCCAGAACGCATCTCTCGACCCGCACGCTCCCACGCCTCTTCAGCGATTTCCGTGAAGTCAAGGTTAAAGAAGGTTGAGCCGCTAGTGGTCATCTAAATCCTGCCGTTTTCTTTGCAATTGTTTTGGGTTGCGATACAAACTGCTTCCCAGCCGCTTTACCCGCACGTTTGGCTCGGGTTGTAGCAGCATACTCTGCTGGTGATAAAGACTTGATGGCAGCCTCGGGCAAATACCGCTCCCCCGTCTTACTCGACGGCTTTCCAGACTTGGTGCGCCACTTCTGGTCACCCCAATCTTTAAGAGATTTCTGCGGGGCTTTCAATCTTTGTATCCTCCGCCAGCAGCCTTGTATTTCTTGGCAACAAGTTGTGCTTTGCGTGCCGACCACTGGCCTGCACCCGTACCCTGCGTTGCCGCAGCTTTTACTTGCGACACAATCCGTTTACGCAACTCAGGCTTAGTATAGTTGCCTGCTGCGTTTACTTTGGATTTTGTTTTTGTAGCCATTAGCATTTCCACCTTGCGAGTGCTGCTGCTTTACGTGTTGGTTTACCCTTCTCGTCCTTCATAGGCCCGGGCATACCAGACATACGTGCACAAAAAGAATCCTTGCGTTTACCACCTTCAGGCTGTGGAGCTTTTAAATTTGAGCCTGTTGCTGCATTGTACTTAGCACGACCTTTAGCGGTCAACCCAGCACCCTGCGATACAGGTAGTTTCTCACCACGACCTACGGACAGGTTAACGCCCTTTTTCTTGGTAGCCATTACACAACCTGTAAGAACGTAGTAGTCTTTGCCGATGTAGGAAGTGTTACGTGAACATCGGTAGTGAATAAAATACCATCGTCAGGAATTTCCATCACGATGGGTTGTGTGCCAGTTCCAATATTAAACTGCAACCTCACAGTACCAGAAGCACCGCCGTCACGAAAGATAACATCACCAGCAGTACCACCGCTGATTGTGTGATACCCACGTAGTTGACGCCGCCCAGTAGCTAAAGTACCTGTTGCTTCTGTATGTACAGCCGTTACATTTGACATATTGTTCTCCTAGTGTAAGAAGGGGGGCTTTTAGCCCCCCGACTTTTAGTTGATGTCTGTCAACAATGCGAAGACACGCACAACAGCAGCGGCTGGTACAGCAGTACCAAGCGTGATGTCGATAGTATCAGCAGCAGCGTACACCTTACCACCACTCAGAGTGGGAGCAAATGCACCAGACGACAACACAGGAACACCACCAGAAGTACCAGTAGCGTTCGCTGAAGTAGCAGCCAAGTAACCAGCAGCGGCAGAGCCGTCACCGATAGAGATGGTGCTAGTTACGCCAGCGGCGGTAGTTACCACCATACCTACGTTAGACACAATAGTGCCAGCAGGGATAGGGATAATTTCCATCACATCAGAAGCAGCCAGTGCAGTAGCACCAGCAGCAGAACGTGCCGCAATGATTTTAGGAAAATCAAGCGTAAGTTCCACGCGAACAGTCTTGTTAAGAGAATCCGCAGGGTAAGCAGCCGAGCCTTTATTAAAGCCCAGAGAGTCAGTGTATGTAGCCATTTTAAATCTCCAAAAAAGTTAAAAACGGGAGGCCGAAGCCCCCCAGTTGGTTACGCTAAAGTAACGATACCTTGTGCCAATGCTTCAGGTTTAACAACTTGGTAGCCGTAAACTTGCAAGCCACGAATGACGTTACCGAAAGTAGACTCTGCACGCAAAGACTCCATCTCAGTCATCTGTGAAGCAAAAGTAAAGCCCATCTTGTGACCAGAAATGATGCTGAACTTGCCAGAAGTCACAGATAAGTTGTGGCTTACATAGACAGTAAAGCGGTCAATCATGCCCAAGCGACCATTACGCAACACAGAAACGCTGTCACCAGTGATAGAAGCATCCTTCAGGTCTGACTTCTTAATGAAACCAGCCATCTTAGCTGGAATAATCAAGAAACGGTCAGATTCAGGGCAGTTTGCTTCGTCAAGAACAGTGCCCATGTCTACGATGTATTCAAGGACGTTGGTCTTAGTAATAGCGATAGCCGAACCAGATGTACCCAAGTCAATGTTGCCAGAGATACGACCGGCAGATGCACCTTTATTCAAGGAAGAAATGCTTGGAAGAATATCTGTCAAAACACGTTGGTCAATCTTAATCTTCATACGCTCAGAAGCGTCTTTAGACCAAGTGTCCATCATGTTCACATCGGCTTGAACCTTATCCACGTCGTCTTCGATACAGGCAAAGTACTCGCCCTTGTCGATAACCAATTGGATTTTTGGCTTATCAGGATTCTCAACGCTCAGGGTTTGGCCCTTAACGTAAGTCTTGATAGTGATTTCAGGAGTGGTACGGATGTTAACCGTGTCACCCATTTTACGAATTTCACCTTCGTAGTTAGTGTTAGAGATTGCTGCGAGCACGGTGGCGTCGTAGAAATTCTCGATGAGTTTGCCAGACCAAATCTCTGGAATGAAGTTACCCGAATAGTTCGGGCGGCCTGCGGCTACGGGAAATGCCATGATATTACTCCTCTAATCAAGCGTTAACAATTATGCGACCTTCTCTCTGTGCAGAGAAAATGTCACGTTCGATGCGGTCACGCTCTGCTTCACGTCCTTTGTACTTACCTTGACGAACATCGTTGAAAAAAGTTTTGATGTCATCAGGGCTGTAGTTCTTGGCGTTTGTTCCTGCTGGTGCACCTGTGCTACGTCCCTTACCGGGGGTAACTTGGCGTTCCAACTCAGAAGCAGACACATTCCGGCGGGTGTTTTGAGCAGCAGTGACTTGTCCAGTTATTTCAAGCCAAGACTTAAAGAAGTTAACTACTCTGCGCACATCGAGGCCACGTTGAGCGTCCTCAAGAATGGTTTGGCGACTAATACCAGACAACGGGTCGGTCTCAAGAAGCCAAGACTGGAAGTCTGGGTCTTCATTGATAGCTCTCCAGTTCGGAATATAGTTTGTCAACTCCATCCAAAATTGTTGTTCGACAGTTGCAGCTTGGCGATGTGCAAGGTTATTAACCTGTGGCACTACGTTAGTCTGAAACTGCTGAAGTAAACGGTCAAGCTGTGCAATTTTCTGGGCAACAGGAATTAACTCCTCTCGTGTCACACGACGCATAACGTCTAGTGACTCCCCATATTCCTCTTGGTCTTTCTCAGTAACTAGCGGGTCAATACTTGACTGCCCTGAGCGACCTGAAGACTGTTGCGCAGAAATCGTTGCCAACAATTGCTCCATCTGCTGCAAACGACCTGAAAGTTCTTTGTTCTGCCCATGCAGGCGAGGAACTTCGGCGTTGTACATGCCTTGGAGAGTGCGATATTTCTGAGATAGATTATCCTCTGAGCCTTTTCCATCATCTTTCGTGTGCTCAACACTAGATGACTGGGCAGCATTGTTCGAACCAGCATCATCGTCGGCGGTCGGAGTGCGTGTATTAGCGTCATTATTGGGCGGAGTTCCACCGTCGGCGGAAGAATTTTGTTCCTCGCCATTGGTTCCATCACCATTGAGTTGCTTATACAGTTCTTGAACTGCCTCGGTCTGTTTACGAATTTGCTCTGGAAGTGCCATAGTAAAACGCTCCTATCGGTATGCGTGGATTAGACGGCGAGTCATATCATGACTTTGCCGCTAGTTCAGGGGACTCTTTGGCGAGTTTGTAAATCTCACCCAAAACTTGGCATCGCCCCTGCATCAATGCCGCGTTGTTTATCGCAGATGGTAGTTGTTCCAACTCGTGCATACGCCATGTAGCCAACCAGTCCAGAAGTTCTGGATGCTGACGCACAGCGACAGAAAGAGCCTTTACAACTGATGGGTCAGGACGTATCACGGTTGACCCCCACTGCGATTCATGACTGTGTTTGCTTCCATGCCACCTTTGGGTGTGCCATCAGGCTGAAGTGCTGCACCTGCTGGTTGCTGCTGTTGGGCAGCAAGAGCTTGTGTTTGTTCAGCAGCCGCTGCTATGCGGCCTTGATACGCAAGTTTATCCCGAGATGGAATGAGTTCATCC